CTTAAGGCAGACAGTACACCTTTAGCTTCAACTACTACTGCTGCGGGTGCTTTTGATGCTAACACAGGTACGGCTGGTTCTTTAACTCCAGCTGCTACGGCATTTGGTACATCTGAATATGTGTTTGAAACAAGAAGAGATTTCGATTACGATGCAAGGGGATTTTAAATGGCTGTTGTATTACAGGTAAGACGCGACACTGCTGCAAACTGGACTGCTAACAATCCTATTTTGCTTGCGGGCGAAATTGGTTATGAGTATGATACCAACAAAGCTAAGATTGGTGATGGTACTACCAACTGGAATGGACTTCCTTATTTAACTACAGCAACCGGCCCGACTGGAGCCTTGGGACCTACTGGCCCTGCAGGCCCTACGGGTCCGACGGGAGCCACAGGAGCAGCCTCTACAGCAACGGGCCCCACGGGTCCGACAGGCCCCACGGGAGCCACAGGTGCTGCTAGCACTGTAACCGGACCGACCGGCCCAACGGGAGCATCCGTGACGGGACCGACGGGACCCACAGGTGCCGCAGGTTCAGCTGGTGCCACCGGCCCGACGGGAGCATCAGGCCCGACAGGTACACAAGGCCCTACGGGACCGACGGGACCGACAGGAGCACAAGGTCCTACAGGTGCAGCATCTACTGTGACGGGACCGACGGGACCGACAGGAGCCGCAGGTTCGTTAGGACCAACGGGACCGACAGGATTAGGTTGGACTGTTTACGAAACAACTGGTTACATTTATTATTCAGGTGCCACTGGCTTCAACATGGCAGCTGGTTACCTAGCAATGAATGGAACCGCACCTACAGGAGTTGGTTCTAATATTGGAGTTGGCGCATATGTACTGCAAGATATTACTACTGGTGATTTTAACCACGCATTTGGAACTGAAACTTTAACAAAAGTTACAACTGGTTCAAGAAACGTAGCTATAGGTTTCCGTTCACTTGGTGGTAGCGATTTCTACGCTGGTGGTTTGACAACTGGTCAACGCAACACTGCAGTTGGTCACTATGCATTAGCTCTTGTTTCAACTGCTGACCAAAACACTGCATTTGGTGCTAACGCAGGATATTACAATACTTCTGGTGCAAAAAATACATTTGTTGGTTCTTTTGCAGGTTATACAAACTTAAGCGGCAGTGAAAACATTGCAATTGGTTACTATGCGATGAATGGTGGATTTCTTGGAGTTGGCAGAATAACTGGTGACTCTAACGTAGCAATTGGTAGTAACACGTTACAAGGTTTAACATCTGGCACACAAAATATAGCAATTGGTTCTAGCGCATTATATACTAATGCTACAGTATCAAATCTTATTGCCATTGGTTTTGCAGCATTAACTAATAATACTACTGGTACGGGCAACGTAGCAATTGGTAATAGTGCGTTATATGCTAACACTACTGGTAGTAATAACCTTGCTATTGGCACCAACGCATTAGCAGCTAACACTACTGGACAACAAAACATTGCAATTGGTGGTGGTGCATTAAATTCTAGCACTGTTGCTAGTAACAACGTAGCTATTGGTGTTAATGCATTAAATGCTAATACAACAGGTATTAATAATACTGCCATGGGATTTGGTGCTTTACAAGCTAACATAACAGGTTCTAGAAACGTTGCTCTTGGCGGTGGTGCCTTAGGTGCTAACATAGTTGATGGAAACATAGGCATTGGTGGTGGTGCGTTAAGCGCTAACACTACTGGTATCCAAAACGTTGCAATTGGTGACAGCGCATTGCAAGCTAATACCACTGGTACAAATAACATAGCTATAGGTACTCAAGCATTGTATGGCGCTGTTACAGCATCTGGTAATATAGCAATTGGCAATAACGCTTTATTTTCTAATACTACTGGTGTAAATAACCTTGCTATTGGTTCTGGTGCATTAAGCGCTAACACTACCGGACAACAAAACGTTGCAATTGGTGGTGGTGCTTTACAGTTCAATACAACAGGTCAAGGAAATATTGGAATTGGTTATGCAGCATTAGCTTCCAATACTACTGGATATCAAAATACTGCTATTGGTGGTGGCGCAGGTAATCAATTAACTACTGGCCATGAAAATACTGCAATAGGTTCTAGCGCATTAGCAACATCTCAAACCGATAACTATAATACTGCTATTGGTGTTAACGCTTTGCGTTATACTATTGGTGGTGGTGGCAACACTGCAGTCGGTCCAGCTTGTTTGCAAGCCAATACAACAGGTTCAAACAACACTGCAATGGGTGTTGGAACAATGCAAACTTCTACAACATCATCTGGTAACGTTGCAATAGGAAACAGTGCTGGTGCTAGTTTAACTATAGGCAATGAAAACACACTGCTTGGTAGGAACGCAGGTCAGTCTATTACAACTGGTAATAATATTACTGCAGTAGGTCAAGGCGCATTAGCATCAAATTCAACTGGTCCTAATAACACAGCGATTGGTCATTCGGCAGGTAATTCTATTACAACTGGTGCTGAAAATACAATAATTGGTTATGTAGCTGGAACTAGTCTTTCAACAGGTTCAAATAATACTGTCATTGGAAATGATGCAGAACCAACATCTGGAACTGTATCTAATCAGATAACACTTGGTAATGCAAACGTTACAAATATTAGAGTTCCTGGTATAGGTTTTGATGGTGACACAAATCGCGTATCAATCACTGGTTACTCTAAGGTTAGTGAATATTGTGCAACTACTGCACCTGTAGTTAAAACAGCAGACTTTACTTTGGCTGATACAGAAAACTTTATTGTTAATAACAAGTCAGGTTCAATACTGGTAGTTACTTTGCCATCGGGTACAGAGTACATTGGTCGCATTGTTCACTTCATGACTTGGCAGGGTCAACACATCGCTTCGGCGTCAAGTAACGTATATGACTCTACTGGAGCTTTACAAGCAAACATAACAAAACAAACCACAGGTTCATCTGCAGCTATAGTGTATGATGGTACCTATTGGTATATAATGTTTGAAAACTAAAATTAAATAACGAAGGAAAATAAATGAAGGAATTCTTTTTCTTAGCTGGAATGCAACGTTCTGGCGCAACAGTGTTAAGTTCAATATTAAATCAAAATAAAGACATGTGGGTAACGCCGGCAAGTCCATTATTTAGAATGATGTTTACCCAAGCACAAAGCCATAATGAATTAGAAAACATTGACTATAATAGAAGTGAAGCAATAGATGATGTTATTGCAACTATTCCACATGCATTTTATCAAGACAAGTCAGCTAAATATATTATTGATAAGAATTTAAATTGGCCAAGCCCGCAAGGTGTAGAAGTCATAACCAAGTACATTACTAAGAATGTTAAGTTTATTTGTCCAGTAAGAAACATATTAGATATTTTAGTATCATTTGATACAATCATTAATGCTCATCCTGATTCTAAAAATAATATTATGGATGAACAAGTGTTAGCTACAACAAATGCAGATAAGCCATTAGCAGATAGAAGAGCTGATTTTTTAATGTTACAAAATAAAGATGTTGCATTAAGTTTAAAGTTTATGAAGCATGCTTTGGTTCCAGAGTATAGACACTTGTTTCATTTCGTAGACTATGATGATTTTATAAACAACCCACAGAAGGAAATTAATAAGATTTATGACTTCTTGGAAATTCCGAAATATAATCACGAATTTGAAAACATTGTTGACAGCTCAGGCATCTCGAGAGAATCTCTTACAGGCATCAAGGATTTACACGCGATTCGACCCAAAGTGCAGAAGGTGTCTAAGAGACCACAGGACGTGTTCTTGCCAGAAACAATAAAGAAGTATTCAGGATTGGAGTTTTGGCGTGAACTTAGATGAACTCTTAAACGAATATAACTTTCGTAAATGCCGTGGTCCAGAGAATGGAACACCAGCAGAACTAGCGGAAGCATTTGCATTCTTCTGTGAAAACTATGCTTATATTAAACACCCTAACCAAGGACGCATTGCTTTTGTTTTAAGGGACGCGCAAAAAGAAACTGTTAAAGCTTGGCTGTCTGATAGATATACAATAGTTCTTAAAGCACGTCAGATTGGATTCTCCACACTGGCTGCAGCTTATGCATTCTGGATTACCTTCTTTTGGCCAGACAGATTCGTAGTTATGCTTTCAAAGACTGAAAGAGAAGCTACAAAGCTACTGCAGAAGGCTAAGTATATTTATAAATTTATACCTGACTGGATGAGATTGTCTGGTCCTGAACTATTACAGAACAACGTTCTTAAGATGTCATTTAGTAATGATTCTGTAATTGAATCAATGCCATCAGCTAACGAGCCTGCTAGAGGTGAATCGGTGTATCTGGCTATAATCGACGAGATGGCGTTTTTGCCCAATCCTGAGGAAGCATGGGCATCAATAGAGCCAATTGCAGACGTAGGTGGTCGTGTAATCTGTCTGTCTACTGCTAAAGGTGAAGGTAATATATTCTTTAACTTATGGCATGGGTCACAGACTGGCACTAACCGTTTCCGTGGAATCTTCTTTCCATGGTCGGCATCTGGTCGTGACCAAGCCTGGTATGACGCGCAAGCCGCAGAACTACCAATCTGGCAGCTACACCAAGAGTACCCATCTAACCCAGAAGAAGCATTCATTCGTTCGGGCAGACCAGTATTTGATATTGATTCTTTAAATAGATTTATAACTTCAACTCCTAAGAAAGGTTTTAATAAAAAACTATCTGATGTTCGAAACTCTTATATGTTCGAGTCTTCTGGTGGACCACTCTCCATATGGCAGACACCACAGGCAGGAGCTGTTTATGCCATTGGTGCTGACGTTGCCGAAGGATTGGCTAGAGGCGACTATTCTTCCGCTCATGTTATTGATGCTAAGTCTGGTGTTGTAGTAGCTCACTGGCATGGACACGTTGACCCAGACAAGTTTGGCGAGGAAGTCCTTTATGCACTTGGTTTCTTTTATAATGAAGCTTTAATAGGTGTTGAATCTAATAACCACGGTTTAACAACCCTGACTGCTTTAAATAAAGCTAATTATATTAATCTTTATAGACAGCGTAGACTAAACCAACGCCACGCAGAAGCTACAGAAGCATTGGGTTGGCGCACAACAACTCTAACAAAGCCTTTGGCAGTAGACGAACTAAGTGCTAATATTAGAGATGGAGTTTTAGATTTAAGGTGTGAATATACGATAGCTGAACTTAAGACCTTTGTCCGTGACGATAATGGCTCAACCCACGGTTCCCCGCACGACGACCGAGTCATGAGCTTAGCTATTGCCAATCAGATGCTTAAATACGTTTGGCTGCCAGAATATAAGCCTAAAACTGACTCTCCATGGGGAACTATGAATTACTTTGAAAAGAAATTACATAAGCCAATTAAGACTAAAGAGCGTTATTGGATAGGTGAATTCAATAGTTACTGATATAATGTAACGAGTGAACTAT